AATAATGCAATTGGAATATTATATTTCTTTCTTATAAGTACAGCAGCTCTCTTTCCAGGAACATCATTGTCTGCAAGATACACACAATTGTACTTATTTACAAGCTCTGCAGGAGGAAGAACACTTTCCCCCTGCATAGATATTGCTTGTATACCAAATAATGATAGACATATTACATCCTTATAACTCTTAGTAATAACTAAAAGCTCAGGATTGTCTATATACTCTATTCCTTGAATCCATCTACTATTAGAAATGAATCTATAGTTTTCTCTCTCAGGGAAGTAAGCCTTTACAGAGTTGTCTGCAAAGATGTATAAAAAACACATCTCTCCATTTCTCACACAATTGTAAGTTTCAGAATTCTTTATGTATAATTCTTTGCATGAGTGAATATTAAATCTCTGTAAAGTATCTAAGCTTATTCCATATTGTTTCCAGTATTCTAGTTCCTTACTAGAAAATTCTTTGAAGACAGCACTAATAGTAGTACTGTTTTTTTTCTTAATGTAGAATTCATTAGCTGTTATTGTTTTTTTATTATTATTTACAATAACTTCATTAAGCTTCATAGTTTTATAAATATCCAACAGTGCTTCTTGGTAGGTAATTTTCTTAAGGTACATAACTAAAGATATAGCATCACCAGAGAACTCTCCTGGTCTATTATCATAATAGCGAAGAGTATTACCATAATATTGAAATGCACATGTTGGAGACTTATCTCTCCTTAAGGGACTTACAAAGTTACCTCTGACTACTGGAATACCATAAGCTTCAAAAATGGCTTCCTGAGAAAAGGTTTTATAAATATAGTCCCTACTTAAGTTCGAGACATACATTTATTTCTTAGAATGGAAGTTCGCTATCAGCAGAAACTGGAGTACTAACAAAGTCAGCGTTAACTTCTGGCTTAATGATAACATCAGCAGGAGTTACTGTCAACTTATTGCTATTAGGAGCAGCAATATAACCACTCTTAGCAAACTCCAGATAACCACTTCTACCATAAACTAGTTTAACATCAGCACTTCTCTCAGTACCTACTGCAGTTACAAAGTTTTTAGCAAACTCTGCATAAGTCTTACCTTCTACAGTAACATCACCAACTACAGCTGTAAGAACAGCTTTAGTATCTCTGATGAATCCCATCATCTCTAAGGCATTGGCTACCTCATCAGTCATCTCAACACCTTTCTGACCCTTGATACCATTGAACTCAAAGTTAAAGGGACAAGCACGGTTTTGTACATTACCTGTTAGCTTAGGTTCCCACATAATCTTCTTGATGTTGGTATCAACAACTCTGACAGAAAGTACAGGATCGCCAGAACCATCTTTTCTAAGAGGTTCAAAAATAGCTTCTACAGGTACATTAACATTGATACCTGCTTTTACTGAAGCAGCTGGGGCTTTTACACTATTAGTATTAAACATAAGTTTTAAAAAATTAGAAATTAATTGTATATTGATTTGCAGTAGAACCTTCTGTATGAGTCTCTACTTCATTATTTTCTTCTACTTCTTCCTCTTCTGGCTCAATAGCTACAAACTTGCAGTATGTACCATTCTCATCTTTCTGAAAAACTTCCAGTTTGAAGAGAGAACCTTCAGAGATAAGGTGTTGATAAAGAGTAGGATTAGAGAAACTCTTACTCTTATTCTCTCCTCTCTTAGTCTTCTTATAGAACTGACCATTAGGTGAGATGAGAAGCAGATAAGTATCATTGCTCTTACCAAAAGTAAGTTCATTGTTCTGCATATCATTTAAGGAGAAGAATGTTTGAGAGAACTCAAGTCTATCATTCTTAGCACGAAGATCCCAACTCTGTGTTTTCTTAGACCTTCTAGTTGTTGTTGCAATTACTTGAAACATAAATTTTAATTTTACTTTTGATTATAAATTTTATCCCAATGGGTAATAAATTTTCCATCTACCAGTTCGGAAATTACTATTTCCTGATCCTTAAGATGAGTTGGCCTAGCACCACAGATAACATCATCTGTAGTCTTAAAGGACAATATATTCTTACTATCTTCTCCACGATATAGAAGACCTATTGCATCTACATCAGCAGAGACCATACTCTTAATTTTGCCAGTGAGATCTAACTCTCTGGCAGATACTTCTTTACCATTCTTCTCTATATTAGTAGTCTTTAAGTGACCTAATAGGATAATCCTATCTGCACACTTATAGATTGCATTTAAGAGATTAGTCATGGCATCCCTCAGATACTTATAACCTGCACCATTAGGAAGATCTAGCACATTAGTTCCTGTGAAACTTTTGCCCATAGGAGTTTGCTTATAAAGCGTCAGCGCATAAGGTAGTGCTAAATCTTCCAACTTGGTTAGAGTATCTAGAGTAATATACTTATATGGCTTACCAGCAGCTATGATAGCTTTAATAAGGTCCATTAATTCTTGCACAGAGTTAATATTAACCTTAAGTGCATCATAGTATTGAGTACCATTCTCCAAATCTATAATAAGATTATTCTCTAGTTCTGCAAGAAGACTAGTTTTACCGGTCTTAGGCTTAGAATAGATTATAAGCTTACCAGGATCTGTTAAGGTAGCTTTTGTTTTACTTATTGGAAGTTCCATTAAAGTGAGTTATAAATTATTTGCATGTCCTCAGATTTTGCTGGTGGAAGCTCTAAGAAACTTCCTGCTTTAGGATTAGCTAAGATACCTACAGCAATATTATCTCTTCCCAATCTGTTCTTAATTACCTTCAACATAATAAAGCTATCCTTCAGCTTATTTATATCATAACCCAAGCATGTAGGCATATCCATCTTAAATGCTGACATAGTAGCAAGTACTACATCTGCATCTGCATATGGATTCCTAGAGGACTTGAAATCGGTAATTTGTGGAGATATATCTACACCTTTAAATTTGGCCCTGTCTATAGAGCTTAGACCATCATTAAATTGTGATATAAAGATACAGGAAACATTGAACATATTTCTAAGTTCTACCATATACTCTGACATCTTATCTATAATTTCCTTATCAGAGAAACCTCTTTCCTTCTGCAGAAGTAGTAGATGGTCTAGGACAATTATATTATAAGCTTCAGGATTATTAGGAATAAACTTATCAATTTTCTTCTTAGGATTACCTTCCTTATCTATATAATCTAGATAAGTAAAGGTACCTTTACCAGACATATATTGCCACATCTCATTGTAAATCCCAGTAGGATTTGTAGCTTTCCATCTAAAATTTATCTTAGAGAATAAAGCTTCTATAGTTGGTATTTCCATCTTAACATACTCTAATTCTTTAGGTGTTAAGCGATTATCACCAAAGCCCTTAATTACCTCTGGTGGAATAGTAACTCCATGCTTATTCTTAATAATGACGGAAAGCCAATTACATTTCTTGGATAACTCGTCAATCTCATAAGAGTAGTAAAATACATTGACTTCCAGTCCTAAGCTCTCTCCCTCAGATATTGCATTTAATAGCATAAAATCTGCAAGAGTAGTCTTATAAGTACCTGAGAGACCACCCAGTAGTGTGTACACACCTCTCTGAATACCATGTATTTCCTTATTAATTCTCTTAAAGCCATTAGATAAGCCTTGGAATTTACCATCTAAGCCTGCTTGTATCCTCTCTTCTAAATTCATAGTGAGCTTACTTTTTCTACTTTATTGTTATCTACAATACTTAGTTTTTCCCACATCTTACTCTTAATAAAGTTTTCTATCTTCATGTTTATGTTATCATAATTGGCTTTAATTTTAGCAATAACTTCATTATGAGTATCAATATTTCTCTTAATATTCTTAGCATATAGAATGGACATTAAGTTTCTGTCTGCAGAAGTCAGAAATGCTTGTTTACCATCTATAAGAATAAAAGTAGGATAAGCCTCATAAAGCTCATCAATATGTTTATCTACCTCAAAGAAAAGTTCTTTAGCAAGTTTCTCTGTTACCTCAAAATAATCCAGTTGGAATGTATTCTTAGTACTGGGAATTACTTGCTCAATAAGACCTCTCTCTGCAAGAGAAAGCACCATTTCTGTGTTTATAGCTCTCTTACTTCTATTGCCATTAACCAAAACATTCTCCTTTACCCCATACTTAGAGGTTAAGGTTATTCTTTGATTAATCATATTCTCAGTAGCTGAGGTTGGTCTAACCTCATCTTCCTTTGGTGTAAAGTTACTATACTTATACACCAAATCAAACCTTTTGTTATATATCAACAAAAGATAAGTTAATTCCTCGCCAGAAATATCATATTTCACGAGAACATCAACCCACTTATCTAAATCTAGCATGTCTTTTATTTACATTATTAAATCCTAACCCCTCTATAAAAGACTCTATATAATTATTGCTGCTCTTGTATCCTTCTGTTTACTTCTAACCCAACTTTCCTCTTGAGAGCCTCTTACTACTAGATTATATAAGTATGAGAGTTTATCTTTCTCATACCTAGTTACCCTATATAGACGTTGTCTATGCTGGGTACTGCTTGAAGTACTGCTGGCTATAATTCCAAGTGTTACAGAACTATCATCAAATCCTTGGTCTACACTCTTTGCACCAATAAGATATTGCACTTCCTTATTTAGAAATGCAGATAGATTATCTTTCTTTTTCTTGGTAGTTATTTTAGAGTGATATAATACACTATTTGGTAGCATAGTGTTAAGAACATCACAAAAAGAAGTACTCTCAGAAAATATGATACATCTATCATCAGGATGTTCAGATATGATATTAAGTATTTCCTCATACTTGTTATATGCATTGTAGATAATATCTTTTCTCTTCTTTAAGTATCTATTAAATTGTACTGCATGAGCAACTGCTTTATTTGCATTTAGATAAGAAGGACTAGTTGGATTTAGTCCTTGATTTCTTCTATACAAATAAGCTTCTCTGGTAGCTGGAGACATACAAGCCATTGCATCATCAAATCTATTATAGAAAGTTTTAAAGAAAAACTCATACATCTTATTAGCATCAGCATATTGCTTAGCTTCTGTTTCTGTAAAGTCTATCATTTTATTATACTCTATAACAGGTGATACCCAATGATTTTGTAAAGCCTCCTTCATACTAATGTTACATATCTCATTAATTCCTCTCTTAGAGAGAGTATCTATATGAGATGGTGACATTGTTGCAGATAAACCTAAGAAATACTTCCACTTGCTATTTAGCACAGCTTGGTTAAAGACAATAGCCTCATCATTGCTATACATATGTATCTCATCTTGGATAAGAAAGTCTGACTCCATAGGTGTCTTGACATATGTATTAACAACAAAGACTTCTGCCTTTACTCCCCACTCACTTAAGATCTTAACCCACTGTTCCTGTAAGATTTGTCTTGGGACAACTACATGGATTATGGTATCTTCTGCAAGTGCTTTACAACACTTTATTGCAGTAATGGTCTTTCCGAAGGAACCTACTGCAGTTAGGAGACCCACTCTATTATTGTCTTCCCAAGTACTTACTATCTCAGCTTGTTTTTGATCTTTAGTCTTCATTCATCAATTTTCTAATTTCATCTGGATCTGGAGGCTGAGGTAGTTCCTCAACTTCCACTTCTTCAAATAGATCCATATACTTTTTAATGTTTCTTGAAAAAATTAATAATTCTTTAGGGGTAGCATTAGCTTTCATGCTATTGGCTAAAGTGCTAATAACAGCTATATTACCCTTAATGTACCCTTTATCAGGGAAAATTCTATCAATGGATGGAGAGTACCTTGTACTACATATTAGGGGAACTTTAAGGAT